ATAAATATAATCAAAGAACATAAAGAATAAACTTTATAATTAATAGGAGTAAGTCAATGGCGTTTTTAGTGTCACCAGGCGTACAAGTAAATGAAGTCGATTTAACCAATGTTGTACCTGCCGTTGCAACTAGTATTGGTGCAATTGCTGGAGCTTTTGAAAAAGGACCAGTATCATCAATCGTTAATATTTCTAGTGAGGAAGAACTAGTAGAAATATTCGGTAAACCAAAAACAACTGGTAATCAATTCGAAACATTTTTTAGTGCCGCAAACTTTTTAAAATATACAGATTCACTTAAAGTGGTTAGAGCAGAGAGTGCTATAGTAAATGCTGGAGCAAACTCTGGTATACTAATCAGAGATTTAGACCACTACGATGCAAGTTTCTCAACAGGTCAAGGTTCTCATGGAGAATGGGCTGCAAGAACTGCTGGAACATGGGGTAACTCATTAAGAGTAGAAATATGTCCAAGTGCAACTGCATACGAACAGGATTTAAGTACAAATAACTTAGTAAACCAAGCAGATGTTGCTGTAGGAGATACAACTATTGTAGTAGATGATGCTGATGGTTCAGGTTATGCATTTAATGTAGGTGATTTAATATCATTCTATTCAGATACAGCAAACACAGTATCAGTAGATGACTTTAATGAATATCAAGTAACTGCAATCAATACATCAACAAATGCACTAACAGTCAGATTAAAAGATGACCCAAGTGGTGCTGGTTTACAAACTGCAATTCCAAACGATTCTAAAATCAAAAGACGCTGGAAATATGCTGATTTATTTCAAGGTGCTCCTGGCACATCAGACTATAATACAAACAATGGTCGTGGTACAGGTGATGAACTACATGTAGTCGTTGCTGATGCTGATGGTTTAATAACAGGATTCGATACAGATACAGCTGGAAATAGAACAAAAGCTGTTATCGAAACATTTGGTAATATGTCTAAGAACTCATCTGCTAAATCACCACAAGGTGATAGTATTTACTACCCAGATGTAATTAGAGCTAAATCAAATTTCATTTATTGGACAGACCATATAAGTGCTGGTAGTAATTGGGGAACTGATACTACAGCCGCTTATACAGCTGTCACAACAACAACAATAGATACTCTAACAGGTGGAACAGATGACTATTCTACTACTGCTGGAGAAATCGAACTTGCATATGATAAGTTTAAAGATACAGAATCAGAAGATATTAATTTAGTTATCGGTGGTTCATCAAGTATCGTTGCTGATACATCTACAGGTCATGATACTCATGTTACAATGATTACTCAACTAGTAGAAGGTAGAAAAGATTGTGTTGGATTTGTTTCACCATATCGTTCTGCTACAGTCGGTGTCACAACATCTTCTAAACAAGCAAGTAATGTAAGAGTTGCTGCTGACTTATGTCCAAGCTCATCTTACATGGTATTCGATAGTGGATATATGTACATGTATGACAAATACAATGATGCTTATAGACATGTACCTCTAAATGGTTCAACTGCTGGATTATGTGCCAACACAGATAATGTTGCTGACGCATGGTTCTCACCAGCTGGATTTACAAGAGGAACAGTTAGAGGAGCAATCAAATTATCATTTAACCCAGACAAGGCTGATAGAGATGTTCTTTATCAAGCAAGAGTTAACCCTGTTGTTAACTTCCCTGGTCAAGGTGTGACTTTATTCGGTGATAAAACTGCTCAAACTAAACCAAGTGCTTTTGACAGAATTAATGTTAGAAGACTATTCTTAGTATTAGAAAAAGCAATTGCTACAGCTGCTAAGTTTCAACTCTTTGAATTCAATGATGAGTTTACAAGGGCACAATTTAGAAGTTTAATTGAACCTTTCCTAAGAGATGTTCAAGGCCGTAGAGGTATTACAGACTTCTTAGTCAAGTGTGATGCTTCAAATAACACAGGTAGTGTAATTGATAGAAACGAATTTGTTGCAGACATATTTGTTAAACCTGCTCGTTCTATTAACTTCATTACATTAAACTTTATTGCTACTCGTACAGGTGTTGCGTTTAGTGAGGTGGGAGGTTAATCATGGCACAGATAGATGACTTTAAGGCAAATTTAATTGGTGGCGGATATCGTACCAATCAGTTTCGTGTAACAATTACACCACCACCAGGTATTTCAATAGGACTAGATGTTAGAAGAACTTCTTTTCTATGTAAAGGTACTACATTACCTGCTATTACCATAGCACCATTACCAATAAGTTATAGAGGTAGACAAATCCAAATTGCTGGAGATAGAGATACTTCAGGTACTTGGGATACAGAATTTTACATGGAC